ATAATCCTAATGATTGGACGCTGATCATTGATAGGACACCGTATGATAACTTGGTTAATGAGTATGGTGACATAATAGTTGATGGTTTGGCTGCACAAGTGTATGATCATAAAATTGAATCATTTGTGAGCGATTCTGACCCATCCGTTAACTGGCTAACGTATGTTGATAAAGAGCAACACGTATATGATTATTGGTTGGATGGTACACAAGCTAAAGTGTACGTTAGAAACAACACAAACCCAATTACATATAGTTGGAAAAACACAACGGTTAGTGATAATACATGGAATAGAAACACAGGTCATAAAAATATTTTTAATACTAAACCTACGACGTATGACGCACACGATTTATGGTTGATAGATGAAACAACACCAGTGGAGGATATTCCAGATTATGCTCATGTTGGTGATTGGGTAGTAACAAGTGTCAGCAATACAGAATATAACAAAACTGATTGGACACCAAATACTATCGACTTAACATTCTTAATAAGTGAACCAAAAGTTTATTCACGTATTGAAATCGATAGAAGAACCGATGTGTTAGAAGATTCTGTTAATGTTAAATTACAGAAAACCGAAAATTCAATATTGGCAGAAGTTTCTAGTACGTATGCTACTCAGGAAACAGTTACATCACTAGACAGTGAACTAGGAGAATTACAAGATACAACAACTAATATCAATACTCGTGTTGGTGCATTAGAATTATCGGATTCTCAGTTTTCAACACGAATATCAAATGTTGAGAGTACAGTTGTGGATTTGGATGATAAAATACAGAATATAGCTGATATTACAGTTAGTGGTGAAAGAACAACAGCATCACTCGATTTGGATAATGTTAACGAAAGTGAGCCGATAGCGTTAAATATCCATCCTATTGGTAATCATATTAGCTATTTATATCCGTTTAGTACTTTATTTCCGGGTAACGCTACGATTTTGAAAAAGAGAACGCTACGCTTTTATAATTCACGTACTGATGAAATAGTATACGATTATGAATTACCGTACGATCTGCTATATTTTGATACGGAAACCTATGATGAATTTATTTTAGATTATGATTCTGAAATATGTAAAATCATAAAACGAGTAGAATATAATTCGGATGGAACAGTTTATAAATTAGCTGAACCTGACGAAATAACCATCACACCATATCCGTCTATACCATTAACGACAGGTGATTATACGCTTTCATTAGTTGGATATACTGCCGGGTATATATTTGCTAGATTGATGGGTAGTAACATATATACTACACAATTCCCAACAAGAGCTGAGATGACCTCTGCAATATCAGAAACTGCAGATAACATCAATTTACGTGTTGATTATATTTATAATAATTATAGTACGACAGCACAAATGACATCTGAAATTGATGCTAAAGCTGATCAAATTAATTTATCAGTTAGTGAAAACTATGTTGGTAAACCATCTGTTATAGCAAGTATTAATTTGACATCTGAAACAGCCACAATAGATGCTAGTAAAATAAATATCAATGGTGTTATTACTGCTATCAACAATGGTACAACAACAACTATTAATGGTAATAAAATAACAACAGGAACTATTACTGCCGACCAAATAGCAACAGGTGCAATCACTGCTAGTAAGGTTTCAAGTGATATTATTACTACTACTAATTTCTCAGCACAAAGTATTAATGCTAACAATATAACGAGTGGAACAATTAATGCTTCAAATGTTTCAATAACTAATCTTAATGCTGATAATATAACAGCAGGAACTTTGAATGTAAATAGAATACCAAATTTAAGTGCAAGTAAAATAACTTCTGGTACAATGTCGGCAAATAGAATTAGTGGTGGAAGCATAAGTGGTGTATCTATTTCAATAGGAAGTTATTTTAAAGTAAGTAGTTCTGGACTTGCAGAATTAACTACAAGTGGTGGTTTTTTAACAACAGGTACAACATCTAGCCCTTATGTTAGCGCATTAAATATTGCTTATGGTTCTGGTGGTATTTCTTTTAGAAATGCAAGTAGTCAAGGTTCTGCTGGAAGTCAAAGGGGAAATATAAGTTTATCAAGTGCTGATGGTAATTTAGTTTTAACAGCAACAAATTATGTTATGTGTGGTGGAAGTGGTGAAGGCTATCAAATAGCAACAAAAACAGGTGGTTATCCATCAACAAAAAATTTAAAAACTAATATAGAAAAAATAAAATATGATGACATATATGAAGATATGAAAAATATGAATATTTATGAATATGATTATAAATATGATGGAATTAAAGAAAAAAATAAACACGATTTTGGTTTTATAATTGATGAATTAGAAGAAACAAATACTCTTTCAAAATATATATTAAATTATGATAGATACGGAAAAATTAAAGGTAATAAATTAATTGCTTATAAAAAAGGTTTAGATGCAGAAGATTTTAATCCTAAAAAAGATGGTTATAATTTTAAATATAAAGAATGGGACAGAGACACATATTTTAAATTATCATTATTAATGATTAAATCACTACAAAATAAAATTGAAAAATTGGAGGAACAATTATGAAAATAGATGTAGCAATGGAACTATCTAAAAATGAGATAGTAAACAATATAAATGAAGTAAGTAAGAGGTATAACCTACCTTCTTGCTTACTAAACAATATAATTCAATCAATAGTAATAGAAGTAAACAATATAGCACAACAGGATTTAGCAAAAAATATGGAAGAATATAAAAGAGAAGAAAATATGGAATTATACAAAAATGTTAAGAAAAAAGAAAAGGAGAGTGAATAATAATGGCATACGTTAAGAAAACATGGGTTGATGGTGAAACACCTATATTAGCTACCGACTTAAATCATATAGAAACAGGAATTTACGATGTTGATACCGGTAAATATGCTAAACCTAATACTGGAATACCTAAAACAGATTTAGCTAGTGCTGTACAAACGTCGTTAGGTAAAGCTGACACAGCTTTACAAAGCTATACTGAAACTGACCCTGTGTTTATAGCTAGTGCAGCACATGGTATAACTAGTTCCAATATTTCTAATTGGAATAGTAAGCAAGATGCTTTGGTAAGTGGAACAAATATTAAAACAATAAACAATACAAGTATATTAGGTAGTGGGAATTTAACTATCGAAACAAACGAATGGGTTTATCTTGGTACTGCAACAGGACAAACTAAAATAGCTCTCCCAACAGGTTGGAAAGAGTTGAGATGTATAGTCTTATTTGATGGTAGTACAACAAGAACAGGTCAAACATTTATATTAAAAGGCTTTACTGAGTCACCTATCAGTGCAACACAATTTGGTGTAACTTGTTCGGCAAATGGTGGTGGTGCTGGTAGTGCAAGTGTATACGCAGGTAATGTAAGATATTATCCTACAACTAATGAAATAGCAATAGAATACGCACCAGGTGTTACTAATTCATCAAAACTATATGTTTATTATAGATAAAAGTAGTAATTTATTAGAAAGGAGTAAACAATGCAAGAATTGATACAAGAATGGTTACATTATCACAGTGTGTTAGTAAGTATTTTGCTACTAATAGGCATTGAAATATCACCTGTGAAATGGAATCCTATAACATGGTTTGGAAAATTATGGGGCAAATTATTAGGGATTGACGATCTGAAGGAACAGATAAAAGAAATTGATAAAAAAGTCGATGAAAACGAACGAGATAGAATCAGATACGAAATTTTACAATTTGCCGGTAGTTTAAGGAATGGTTTAACTAGAACCTCAACAGACTATCAACACATCGAGGAATTGTATAGTAAGTATCATGATACAATGCATTGCAACTCTTATATAACAAGTGAAATGGAATATATAAGAGCACAAAAAAACAAATCTAAACGAAAAAGAACAAATAGTGTTGACAAATAAACTGAAAAGTATTATACTACGTCATATCAAGTGCTTGATATGACGTTTTATGTTAGGAGGTGATCAAGTTGTTTAAAGATTATGATAAATATTTAACTGCGAGTTTAAAAGTGTATCTGTTTGTATTGCTCATTATATTTATAATGAAGATAGTTGGATTAGATTACTTTGGTCTAGACTATAATAATGCGTTTATTATTTTTATAGATAATAAAGTAAATATACCAATTATTAATAATATAGTACAATTTATATTATTAGCTTTTCAACTATATTTATATACTTATATAGTGTCTAAGAGCAAACCTAAAATGCTACTTGTTTGTTTTACAACAAGTGTTAATACGTTTGTATCTTACTTCCTATTCAAGTATGGATTGGAATCACTTTACTATTTAATAACATTTACCATTTTAATATTACATTTTAAAATGCATAGTGTTAAACTCAAAGAATCGGTAAAGTTTCTGATAATGAATACTATTTTACAAGCCGTAAGTCTAATAACAAGAAATAATAGTATTACTGAATATAGCTTTACACTATCATTAATATTAAATATAGATTATATTGTGATGTTATTGATATGGTGTGAATTGATTAGAAAAGGAGGGATAATATGCCTACATCATGGCTTCTATTTGCTAAAGAAGATAAACTTGTCGATATTGCTAAAAGAATTGCAAAGAAAATCGCATAAGTTTAAAAGCTTAGATAAAGAAACTAAATTGACTTATATTATTTATTTTATACTAAGTTTCATCTGGAATATTGGAACGATACTTATAGTATTATTGATAGCTACGCTTAACCATACTCTAATAGAATGCATATTTATATTGACATCGTTTTGGTTATCTAAGGGTGTGTTCGGTAAGGCGTTTCATCTATCAAACATGGGTCATTGTTTTATAGTATCTAATTTGGCATATTATGTTCTTAACAGAATAACAACACCTCTAGGAATTAGTATTGTAGTTCCAATAATGTTGGGTGTAGGTTTATCCTACGTAACATCTAAACTCGTAAAGAAAGCATATAAACCACTATATAAAGGTATGCCTACAGATATATTTAATGAAACAATATTGAAAGTAACTGATAAAGATAGTGTTAAATATTCCATAGCTTATGATTATTTCATAAAGAAACAAGCAGCTTTGAACTTATCATACAAATACAATTATACTGAGGCAGGGATACGAAAGATGCTAAATAGAATAAATAATGAAATTAAGAAACTAATTTAGTTTCTTTTTTTGTATTGTGTATCAGTTTGTACATGGTTAAAATTGTATACTTTAGTTGTAGAGGTAATATTATGGGTTCTCTACATTGGTAAACATACGGAGGGAGGCACAATCATGACTAATACTAATATATCATTAGCCATATTGTGTCTCTTTTTCTTATATTGAAGGAGGAGTTTGAATGTATAACAATCCATATATAAATGTATATAATCCACAAGCGAGTATTGATAGGATAAATGGACAAATTGCTGAGCTTGAAAAGATGAAACAACAAATACCACAACAACCGGTACAACCGACAAATTTAACACAAAACTTTCAATTAGCTCCTACAACAAGTGACTTGATCAGATATGCTGGATCTATTGATGAGGTTCATAAAAACATTGTATTAGGAGATACGCCATATTTCAGTAAAGACATGAGTGTTGTGTGGATAAAAAACACTAAAGGTGATATAAAAACATACGAATTAAATGAAATTATACCAAAAGATGAAAAAGACATACAAATAGAATTATTACAGGCACAGATAGATGAATTAAAGAAAGGATTGATACGTAATGAACAACATGATACAAATGTTACTTCAACAGAAATTGCAACAGATACCAAATGGAATGATGAATCAACTAGAGATGCAGCTAAAGAGGTTGAATCCACAAGCGTATAATCAATTTCAACAAGCAAGAAAGAATAACGAAAATCCACAGGAATATTTGAATAAGATAACAAATAATTTTAATCCACAACAACAGCAAGAATGGAATAAACTTTTTCAACAAATGAGATAAGTCTAAGTTATAGACTTATTGGAGGATATATGCTAGTTATGTATCTTCCAATAAATCTATAAACTAGCAATAGGTTTATAGAAAGGAGACATCATGAACGGTACACAAGGAATAGTTCCAACAGTTGATTTAGCAACAAATAATGGCTTTGCATATCCTATGTATAATAACGGTGCATTTGGTGGTGCATTTGGTGGCGACGGTATTTGGGCATTAGTTCTATTAGCATTATTATTTGGTAATAATGGTTGGGGTGGATTCGGTGGTAATGGATATAATAATCTTGCTACTACTGATTATATCTCAAGTGAATTTACTCAAAGAGACGTTACTGGTGGTACACAATCAGTGTTAACTGCATTATCTAACGGATTCAGTGATGCTGCTACAAACTTATGTAATGTTAGAAGTGATATTTTAACAGGTAACATGGGTATTCAAAATAGTATTTTAAGTTCATCAAACAACACACAACGAGATATTTTAACACAAACTAACGAATTAAATACTAATTTATTAACAACAGCTTTACAAGCACAAGCTAAAATGGATGAGTGTTGCTGCACATTAAGAGCTCAAGGAATTGAAAATACTCAAAAAATCCTAGATGCAATGAATCAAAATACTATTGATGACTTACGCTCAC